ACACTTAGCAAAAAATATGCAGAACTTCATGCAGGAAGTGGATATGGTCAAAGTGGCAAAGAAGCAGGTAAGATTTTATCTCAAAAGGTAAAGGTGAAAGAAATTAGGTCAGATGGGAATGATCTTAATGAATTTGGATACTTTCCAGAGTCTAATTAATGGCAAGAAAAACCATTCAGTTAGATTACACTCCTCAACCTAAACAGGAGTTATTGCACAAGTGTAAGGCTAAACAGATATTGTTTGGTGGTGCTGCTGGTGGTGGTAAGAGTCATAGTTTAAGATGGGATATCATTGCTTTTTGTTTGGAAAACCCTGGTTTAAATGCCTTTATTTTTAGAAGGTCATTACCAGAATTAGATGCCAATCATATTCAGCCTTTGAAAAAAGAATTACCGATTGAGTTAGGTAATTATAATGAGACCAGGAAGAGGTATGAGTTTTACAATGGCAGTTCTATTCAGTTTCAGTATCTGGAAAGAGATAATGATTGTGAGAGGATACAGGGTACAGAAATTCATATAGCTGGTATTGATGAAGCAGGTCAGATGAGTGCTTATCAGCTTGGTTATATTAAGAGTAGGATGAGACTGGGTGGTTTTGAACCCAAGCAGAAAGATTATTTACCAAGGCTGGTAATGACTGCTAATCCTGGTGGTCAAAGTCATAATTTTTTAAAGGCTTTGTATATTGACCCTGCACCTGCAAAAACATATTTTTATGATGTGACCATGAAAGACCCTAATAATCCAAAGGATAAGGGTTGGCTCACAATGTATATTCCTGCAAGAATGGAAGATAATGTTTATATTGATCCATCTTATGCGAGTTCTTTTAGTGGATTGCCCCATGAGTTGGCAAAGGCATTAAGAGAAGGCGATTGGGATTTAGTTGTTGGCTCTTTCTTTGGTGATATCTGGAAGAGAAACATTCATGTTGTAAGACCTTTTGAGATACCAGAATACTGGCTAAAGTTTAGGTCATTTGATTGGGGTTCAGCATCACCTTTTTCGGTAGGATGGTGGGCTGTTGCAGAAGGACATGATGACATACCAGATGGTGCTTTGATTAGGTACAGGGAATGGTATGGTGCATCTGCACCGAATAGAGGATTAAGACTGACTGCTGAAGAAGTGGCAGCAGGGATTAAGGCCAGAGAAAGACATGAAAGAATTGATTATGGGGTAGCTGATCCATCAATCTGGAAGTTTGATGGTGGTCCTTCAATCGGTGAAAGATTGTCTAAAATGGGTATTCGTATGAGAAGGGCTGATAATTCAAGGGTGAATGGATGGGATCAAGTTCGCCAGAGAATGATGGTTGATGATGACCAGAGCATGATTTATTTTTTTGAATCCTGCGTTGATACTATTCGGACATTACCTATTTTGACCCATGACAGAAACAGGGTTGAAGATATTGACACCACACAGGAAGACCATGCAGCAGATGATATTAGATATGCCTGTATGAGTAGACCTTATACAAGAAGATTAGAAGAAGAAGAAGATATTTGGAGACAGCCAACTGTTGAGGAAATGATGAGTAATCTTGACAGGGTTTCAAAGCCAAGTTTTAGGAGATTATAATTGGAAGAATATTACGACAGAGAACCCAGCGATAAGAAACTAAGGGCTGATTACTGGAATAAAGAGATTGCCAGGGCAAGAAGGTTTGAGGAAGACTGGAGAACCAGAAGTTTTGATATTGTCAGAAGATATCGAGATGATGAACCTCAAAGAGTAGAAAGAAACACAAGAATGAATATTTTTCATTCAAATGTGGATACTTTAAAATCTGCTCTGTATTTCAATACACCGAGACCAAAGGTAACCAGAAGGTTTAAAAGCAATGACCCAGCAGCAAGAACAACTGCTGTTGTTATGGAAAGAGCCTTACGATATCAGATGGACCGATATAAGTTTGACAGTGAAGTGACAAAGGCTGTTGAAGATATGCTTATTGTCGGTAGAGGTATTTTAAGGATGAGATATGAGCCAGTTGTTGTTTCTGGTGAAGTTGAAAAGATAAGGGTAAGGCAGCAGCCAATAACTGGTATTGGTGGCACTCCACAGGGTACACTGGCTGAGATTACGATTGACCGAAAGTTCTTGGATGAACAGGGCAATGAAGTTGATCCTTCTATGGTCAAGTCAGATGCTATGGGAAGTTTTATTGAAGGTGAGCCTATGGAATTTGTAGGTGAACAGTCAATTATGTGTGAATATGTCAACTGGCAGGATTTTACTTTGCAGCCTTCTAAATGCTGGTCTGATGTTCAATGGGTTTGTTTTAGGCATTTGATGACAAGAGAAGCCCTTGTTGATTATTATGGTCAAAAAGGTGAGAGAATACCTCTTAGTTATTCAAAGTCAGATGCTGATAGTTATAATACTTATGATGATTATACACAGCCAGATATGGCTGAAGTCTGGGAGATTTGGGATAAAAGAACTGGCAAGCAGATATTTGTTGCTACTGGTTTCAATGAGGTTTTGGAAGAGTTTGAAGACCCTTATAATTTAGATGCTTTTTTTCCAATGCCAGAGCCTTTATATGGTGTAAGTACAACAGATACAACATTACCAGTACAGGAAATATTGATCTACGAAGATCAGTTGACTGAACTTGATATTATTACGCAGAGAATAGGTGTATTAACAGAAGCCTTGAAAAGAAGGGGTGTTTATGATGCTTCTTTCCAGGAATTGATAAGATTATCAGATGCAGACGATAATGAGTTTATACCAGTTGATAACATGGCTATGTTACAGAATGCAGGTGGTATCGGTGGTGTTATGCAGGAAGCCCCCCTTGATAATCTCATCAAGGCATTAACTGCTTTGTATCAGTCAAGACGAATTGTGATTGACACCATTTATGAGTTAACAGGTATCTCTGACATTATGAGAGGTCAGTCAGCTTCAAGGGAAACTGCAACTGCACAGAGAATAAAAGGTCAGTTTGGTTCTATGCGTATGATAACCAGACAGAAAAGACTAGAGAGATTTCTTGATGAAATCATGGAGATGAAAGCTGAACTGATTGTAGAAAATCTAGAGCCAGATTTATTAGAAAAGATTACATCTATTCAAATCTCACCAGAAACTGTAGCTGTGATGAAGGATGATCGTTTAAGAAGTTATAGGATTTCAGTTGATACTGAGGAAAGTTCTGCAATAGATACTGCGATTGACCAACAGAGAAGAACAGATTTTTTAACAGCAATGGTGCAATTTCTTCAGAGTGTAGGGCCTCTCGTATCCTCTGGAGCATTGGGATTTGACCAGGCTAAAACCATGTTATTGTTTGCAGCTAGGTCATTTCCTGGTGCAAGAGAATTAGAAGAAACACTTGATGATTTACAGCCACCACAACCACAGGCTAATCCTGCTGATAAACTGGTTGAGGTAGAAGCTGCAAAAGTACAGGCTGACACTCAAAAGGCACAGGCTGATGCACAGGTTAAGATTGCGAAGTTGGATTTAGACAGGCAGAAAACACAGGCAGATGTAGCCTTGAAGCAACAAAAATTAGAGATTGATGCAGCTAAATTGGTTAGTGGATGATTTCAAATAGTGAAGCACTCGGTAAAATAGTATGGTTGATGGGTCACTCAAGACAGCATCATGTGTATAGAGTGCAGGATTGTTTTAGGGTGATAATACCAGCTATTGCCAGTCAGAACTTTAGAATATGGGAAGGCAAAAAACATCCTTTAGGTTTTATGACTTGGGCTTGGCTCAATGAAGAAAACCACCAGAAGTATTTAAAAGGCCAAAAGATTATTGAAAGCCATGATTTTAAAGGTGGCGATAATTTATGGCTTATAGATATTGTTTGCCCTTTTGGAGATGTAAGAAGCCTAATGTCAGAAGGCAGGAAGCATTTAACAGATTTATATGGCAAACATGTTGTTAATTTTAAAAGAACAAAAAACGGATTAATTAAAAAGGTAAGATTATAATGGGTAGTGAAAGTTCATCTCAGTCTGATGAAACCATAGAAGCACAAGAAAGATTCCAAGATCAGCAAACTGGAAATTTTGGTGGAAGTGGTACAAATGTTAGTGATCCAAGTCAATCTGTTGGGTTTTCTGATGATCCTAATATAAATAGAAGATATGCTGCTGGACAACAACTTGCATCTGAAATTGTAAGTGGTCAGACAGATAGTCCTTCTATGCCTAATGTCCAAGCAAGGCAAGTCCAAGCAGACCCGACATTTGCACAAGAGCAATTTAATATTGATGAACTTGGTTTTGATCCAAATACAGAAAGAATAGATGTAGGATTTGAATTTGAGTCTTTTCCTTTTTTGTCACAAGAAATAGAAAGACAATTAGCACTTGGAAATCGTCCAGTTTACAACCCAGATGGAACAATAGGTGGTGTTACAAGTAGGTTAGCCGATACAAGGCAAGCAGGTTTGCTGCCTATGGCACTTCAAAATCTTTTGCCAGAAGCACAAGTATTTACTGGAAGACCAGAAATTGATCCTAACCAAAGTTTCTTTCAAGATGATGGGGGTGGAGATAATAACAATCAGAATATGTTTAGAAGAAGAACAACAACAGAGATGGATACACCTCCAGTAACACCACCAGTAAGTGATGATCTTGCTTTGAATGTGTTACAAAATCCATTCTTTTTATATTCTGGTAGAGGTAATTTATTTCAGCCTTATGGCTATGCACCAAACACACTTGTTGACTTACTAGGCACAAGAAACCTAACTCAGCCATCAAGTGCAGCACCTAACCTTAATTTATTCGGCAACCCAAGGGATTTTGTATGAACATAGATATGGAAATGGCAGCAGAGAATTATAACAGTCTGTCTGAACAGGAAAAAGAAATTATAAGAGAAGCAGTGGATAGTCCACTCATGGGAGTTCTTTCAAAGGTTTTTGGTGATGAGTTTGTATCTGCTTTAGGTACATTCCAAAGACCAAGACGAAAGATGAATGCAGAGATGCAGCAACAAGTGGCAAATATGTTGATGAGATGAAAACAACATATATTTACCAAGACGGAAATCTTGTTGAAAAATCTAAGGGTGCAAAAGCAAACAGTGTGAATATCATGCGTGATATTGAGCCTTATCAGAATATCAAAGATAGAGGTTGGATAACATCAAGATCACAGCACAGAGAGTTTTTGCGTAAAAATAACTTTGTAGAAATAGGGAATGAACAAAATCATTTATTAAAATGAACGAAACACAATCACTTGATAACACTCAAGATACTGCACCAGAAAGTCCAGTATCTCAGCAGCCAGTATCAGAGACAGTAGCAGAAACACTAAGCAGAAGTCTGGCTGAATTACAACCACAGGAACAGAAAGAGGATGAAAATGTTCAGCAAGATCAAGAAAATGATAATGAAACTGATCCAGAGGTTTCAGAAGAAGACAGCAACTCTGTCGAAGATGGAGATTCTGGAGACACAGAAGAAACAGAAAGTGAAACCAGTGCAGAAGAAGAAGGGAAGACCGAAGAAAAATTAGAAGCCCCACAACACTGGTCAAAAGAAATTAAAGAAGATTTTAACCAGCTACCCCCAAAGTCTCAGCAACTATTTTTAAAGAGACACAATCAGATGGAAGCTGATTACACAAAGAAAACTCAAGCCCTGTCTAAATTTAGAAACAGACAGGAAGAGGTAACAAAGATTATTAGTCCATTCATGGGAGACTTTGAAAGGGCTGGTATAGATGAGGTCGGTGCAATAAGGCAACTTTTTGCAGCACATGATTATTTAAAAAAAGACCCCAAACAGGCAATAACTTGGTTAGCTACCAATTATGGGGTTGATTTATCAGCAGTCAATGATGACACAGCCGAGGATGATTATACTGACCCAGAAGTAAAAAACTTGAAACAGCAAGTAGCCCAGTTACAAGGATATTTACAACAACAACAAAATCAACAGATGCAAAGTGAGCAGCAGAGCACTCAATCCATGATTGACCAATTTGCAAACGAGAAAGATGAAACTGGTACTTTAAAACATCCACACTTTCCAGAAGTAAGGCAGGTGATGGGAGTTTTAATACAGTCTCAAAAGGCTAAAGACTTACCATCTGCTTATGAGATGGCTGTTTATGCAGACCCTAACTTGAGAAAGACTATGATTGATACTCAAGTTAAGAAAGCAAGTAAGAGCCAGGTAAAAACAGAAGCAGTGCAAAAAGCCAAAAAAACTCAAAGGTCAACAGTAAGAGGTAGTGCAACACCAGCAGAGCAAAAACTTCCAGGCAATCTTTCGATTAGAGAAACAATACAACAATCAATAAATCAACTACAACAAGGAAGGTAGGTAAGATATGGCAAGTCCAAATCTTTCAGAGATTGTAACAACCACTCTGCGAAACAGATCAAGACAGTTAGCAGACAATGTTAGCAATCACAATGCCCTTCTCCGTAGATTGCGTGAGAATGGTAATCAAACTACTGTAACAGGTAGAGATATTGTTCGTGAGTTGGAATATGCTGATAATGGTACAGTGCAGTTTTACTCTGGGTATGAAACCTTAGATGTATCTCCAGCAGATGTATTAAGTGCAGCAGTTTTTGACTACAAACAATTAGCTGGAAATGTAACAATTTCTGGTTTAGAGCAAATCAAGAACTCTGGCGAACAGGCAATCATTAATTTACTTGAAGCTAGAATTAATGTCTTAGAAAAGTCTATGATGAATAGTTTATCAACTTCATTATATTCTGATGGCACTGGTTCAGATGGTAAAGAGGTGGGTGGCCTTCAGCTTCTTGTCGCAGATGCTGGTACAGGAACAGTAGGTGGAATTAACAGTTCTACTTTTACATTCTTTCAGAATGTCCAAACCACAGCAACAAGTTCTGCTTTCAGTACAGCTAACGTACAGTCAGATATGAATAATATCTACTTACAATTAGTTAGAGGTGCAGATAGCCCAGACTTGATTATGGCAGGAACAAATGCTTATAAAGCATTCTTAGGTTCATTGCAGGCAATACAAAGAATTACATCAGATGATTTAGCAAACTCTGGATTTACTTCAGTGCAGTATCTAAATTCAGATGTTGTCTTTGACAGTGCTTGTGACACCAATAGAATGTATTTCTTAAATACTGATTATCTCAGACTTGAGGTAGCAGCATCAAGAAACTTTGTTCCAGGTGAAGCAAAAATGAGTGTCAACCAAGATGCAATGGTAACTCCAATGTTCTGGTCTGGCAATCTTACAGTTTCTAACAGAGCCCTCCAGGGCGTAATCCACACATAATAGAAAGGGGTAATAAAAATGGCTTATGTCACAGTAATGGGTATAGACCCAACAGAAGTTCATAGCACTCCAGAATTTATGCTTGGACAGCTAGGAGCAGTAGTAGCGAGTAACGCAACAAAAGTTTATAAATATGTTCAGTATGATACTGGTGCTGGTTCAGTCGCAGCAGCTAGTGGTAATGCAGCATATTACTATACTTTAGATGGCTATAAACTCAATCAAGTCACTTCTGATTTATCAGACTCAGTAGAGATTGGTGCAGGTATTCTGCAATCAGCACCTACTGATGGACAATATTGTTGGATACAAATAAAAGGTCCTGCAACTATGGCAGCAGCTTTGACTGCTGGTGCAGATGGTGACCCTTTAACTCCAACAGGTAGTTCTGATGGTAAATTAGATGTTTCATCAAGTGCAACAGATAATGTCTGTGCAATTGCAGGGGATATTTCAGATAAAGAAATTATCTGTACTTTCCCAGAATAATCTATCAAGGGTGGTGTAAAAGCCACCCTTACTTTCGGAGGATGTATGACAGTAAAACCACAGTTTTATGAAAGAGAATTTAACGGACAGATGAAAGATTTTGTTCGTATATCAGTTACAGGTAATCGAGATATTTTTGAAGCACCTGTAAGACCAGAGGATTTATCAAGATTTCCAGAAGAATGGGAAAACTACAAAAAATCCAAAGGTCAGAAGAAAAAAAAGGGTTCACCTCTCATTGATATACCAGGTATGTCAGAGCCAAGAAGAGTTGAACTAGAACTTGCAGAAATAGAAACAGTTGAAGATTTAGCCCTTGCAGAAATGGAAAAACTGCTTGGTTTAGGTCAGCCTTATGTTGAATTACAGAAGATTGCAAAACTAAGTATGTCTGCAAAAAAACAAGAAACAAAACCTTTAAATTTAAGTGTAACAAATGAGTCTACTAACAATATGTCAAGCAGTCAGTGATTTTACTGGGTTTGAAAGAGAAACAAGCATAATAGGCAATACTTCTCCAACAGCCAGACAATTACTTGCTTTATGTCAAAGAGAAGGCAAACAGTTGATGAGAGCCACAAACTGGGCTATCTTAACTAAAGAACATACTTTCTCAACATCAAGTGGTACATCAAGCTATGCTTTGCCAACTGATTTTGACAGATTTGTAAGCAACACTGCTTTTAATAGAACAGATAAAGAAGCTTTTACTGGGCCATTGACACCACAGCAATATCAAGAAGATCAGAATAATGCTTTGTCTTCTGGTATTACGCAAAGGTTTAGATTAAAGGCATCCAGTAATGCCTTAAAGTTTGATATTACACCGACACCAACTGCGACAGAAACAGTTGGTTTTGAGTATGTATCATCTCATTGGAATCAGAAAACAGATGGCACTTCTCAAGCAACTTTCACAGTTGATACAGACGTAGGTATTTTAGATGAATTACTCATTGAAATGGGAGTGACCTGGAGGTTTGCACAAATGCACGGATTAGATTATGCAGAGCATTTTAGACAATATCAGCTTGAGTTAAGACAAGCCATTTCAAGAGAAGGTGGCTCACCTGTTATATCACTTGATGATGCTAGAAGACTAACAGTCAGCCCATATAGCTTTAATCTTCCAGATAGTGGTTATGGTGGAGTCTAATGCTTCAAGCCTTACCATCTTCTGCTAGGTTTAGAGTTAAATCTGTATCTGTACCAGCACCATTAGGAGGGTTGAACTCAAGAGATAATCTTGATGCCATGCCACCTACTGATGCAATTGTAATGAGTAACTTTTTTCCTACTGTGGAAAAAATAACAACAAGAGAAGGATATGCTTCTTTTTGCACAGGTATAGGTTCTGGAAATGTAGAAACACTTGTCAATCATAATGCAGGTGCAAATAATCAGTTACTTGCAGTTGGCTCTGATGGCGTTTTATATCAGATAGATACTGGCAGTGCAGTGAGTAAGAAAACAGGATTATCAAATGGAAGATTTCAGACTGCTGAGTTTAATGGTAACACCTTGTTTGTTAATGGAACAGATACACCTTTTGCATGGGATGGCAGCAGTGCATCTAATCTGAGTATTACATTGTCAGACAGTACATCTGCTGACACACTCAAGGGTGTTCATGTTTATAAAAACAGAGTTTATTATTTTAAAGGCACAGATCAGAACTTTTACTTTTCTGCTTCTGTAGATACTTTTCAAGGTAACTTCACAAAGTTTCCATTAGGATTAGTTGGAACATTTGGTGGTAACCTTATACAGATTGGTACATTGACTATTGATGGTGGAGAAGGTGTTGATGATAACATTGCCTTCATTATGTCATCTGGTGAGGTACTTGTTTATTCTGGTACAAACCCAGGTTCTGCAACTGATTTTGCCTTGGTTGGTACATTTAGAATAGCAGAGCCGATTAATGAGCCTAGAGCCATTGCAAAACTCGGTGGCGATTTAGTTCTTATTACAAAAGCAGGGTACATACCTTTGTCTTTGGTTTTACGATATGATCTGATCGGCAATGAAGCCTTGGCACTAAGTGAAAAGATAAGAGGTACTGTCATCAATCAAGTCAAGCTAACTGGCTCGACAACAGGATGGCAAATACATTTGTCAGCAGATGGATCAAAACTATATTTTAATTATCCGACAGGAGATGGAACAGACCCATTTAACCAACATATATTTAACCCTATAACCAAGGCATGGTCTATATTTCAGAATATACCAGCCCATGTTTTTGCAAACTTTGCAGGCGATACTTATTTTGGAACTGCTAGTGGCAAGGTGTATAAGGTTGGAGGTACTGCTGATCTAACAGCAGCTATAGAAGCAGATATTTCATTTGCTTATAATTATTTTGGTGACAGAGGTTCTGTTAAAAGGTTTTCGTCTATAGCACCAATGCTTGAAGCATTAGGTGATATATCTTTTGATTTTGGAGTGGCAGTAGATCAACAAGCCCCTTCTGGTCTTAATTTATCACCTGGTACTTTTGCAAGTGAATTAGCAACTTGGGATGAAGCTGAATGGGATGTAGATTTATATGGTGATACAACTGGTGCAGGTATTATCCAAAAAAGAAAAGTCGTAGGAAGAATTGGAAGATCAGCATCCTTAAGAATAAAGGTATCATCTTCATCACAACAAATAAGTATTTTAAGTAGTAACTTTCATTTTATACCAGGAGGTCCATTGTAATGGCTTTTAACAGTAGTGGTACATTTTCAAGATTGTTTGATTGGACAGACGATAGGGATAATGGGATTAAAATCAGAGCAGACAGATTTGACCAGGAACTTGATGGTTTTGCAACTGGCCTAACAACTTGCATTTTAAAAGATGGTACGCAGGCAGCAACAGCCAAGATACCTTTTGCAGTAGGTTTAAGTGTCATTGATAATCAGACAATAGTCCTCGGCACAAACTCAGATATAGCTTTACAATATGATGAAACAACGAATGATAGCTTGGATATCTCTGCAAATGTAGAAGGTGCAGCCTTAAATATAACTCTGAAAGCAGACCAAGGTGATGACAATGCAGATCAGCACAAAATCAGTATTGCAGATGGTGGTACTTTAACACTTGGAAGTAAGATCAGTGGTTCATTTGTTACTTATCTTACACATACACCAAATGCAACTGTAGCAAGTTCAACAACTGCTGTAGCTGGTAATCTTACTGTAGGTGGTGATTTAACAGTATCTGGTGATGATATTTTTATGGCTACAAATACAGCAGGTAATTTATTAATAGCAGATGGCACAAATTTTAATTCAGTTGCAGTCGGTGATCTTTCAGAAATAACAAGTGTTGCTTCTAATGATGTATTAGTGGCAGTTGATACTTCTGGTGGTGGTTTGAAAAAAATTACTAGAAGTGCTTTAGTTTCTGGATTAGCAGCAGGAACAATGTCTAATATAGTAGAAGACACATCACCTCAACTCGGAGGTTCGCTTGATGTTAATGGACAGGACATTGTTTCAGTTTCAAATGGTAATATAACACTTACACCAAATGGCACTGGCCTTGTAAGGATAGATGGTAATGTTGACATTCAAACAGGTGAGATTGTTCTTAAAAATGGTGGTTCTCAATCAAACATAAAGTTTTACTGTGAATCAAGTAATGCACACTACGCACAACTTACAGCACCAGCCCATGCAGATTTTTCTGGTGACATCACAATAACATTACCTGCTACTGCTGGAACTTTAGCCTTAACATCACAAGTACCTACTTCTGGTATATCAAGTGGCAATGTAGCAACTTTTGGCTCTGGTGTAGCAGATGATGATTTTTTAAGAGTAAACGGAACAACAATTGAGGGTAGAAGTGCATCTGAACTGGCATCTGATATCGGAGCAGCTACCACAGATGATGCAACAGCATTAGCAATCGCATTAGGATAAGGAGAAAAAATGGCCAACACATTTAAGGTAGTCTCGCATGATGTCATGCCTGCTAGTGCAGGAACACCAGAAGACTTATACACAACACCAGGCAGTACAACAACAGTTGTGATTGGATTAATAATTGCAAACATTCACACTGCTCAAGTAACTGCAAGCGTAAAACTTGTATCAGATACATCTGGTGGAGGTCGAGCAGCAACAAACACAACAACATTTTTAATTAAATCCATGCCAATACCAGTTGGTTCTGCAAAAGAAGTTCCAATAGGTGGTAAAGTGGTACTTGAAACAACAGACAAGTTACAGATTGATTGTTCTGTAGCAGATAAGGTTTCTGTTACTTTATCCATCATGGAAATCACATGATAAAAACTCCAGAGTTTCAAGGCACACATTTGTGGGAAAGATTGTGTTGGGCAAAAGAAAACTTAGAAGGTAGGCAGTCAGATTATCGCATTGTATGGGAAGACCCAGATAAACCAGAAGAATGTTCTAAGATCACAGTTCCAGACCCTAACTGGATGGCTTGTGCTCTTCAAGGTGGCATATTACCACCAGTAGAAGTTTACTGGGCTCTAGCAGAAGATGAAGCCAAACCAGATTTTAAAAAACATACAAGAGGTTACTTACTACACAACACAAAACCAGTTGATGCAATGACAGAAGAACAGGCCATTGAGTATCTCATAATGAAAGACATACCACAAAGAGTATGGAGAGAATATCAAAAGGCCAATAGACCTCGGTTAGTCATTTGCAAAAAAGACCAGTTGCCACAGACAAGAGAGTGGAGAAATGCCTGGAAGATTAACAATGATGTTTATGAAGATCAAAAAGTAGCATAAGGAGAAACCATGACAAAAACATACATTACAGACAAGGATGGTGTAACTGTAGACAGTTCAACAGTAACCAAACCATCTGACAGACACTTCAGAGGTGCTTGGGTTGTTGATGCTGATAAAAAAGTTATTTCAGAAGATATGACTGTCGCTAAGACTATTTTTAAAGATAAAATAAGAGAAGTCAGACAACCTCTTTTGGAAGCAGAAGATGTTGTTTACATGAAAGCATTAGAAGCATCCGACAGTTCTGCACAGTCAGCAAGTGTAACAAAAAAGACAAATTTAAGAAATGCACCAGCAGCCCAGGCAATAACTGATGCAGACACTATTGCTAAATTAAAAGCAGCTTGGGATACAAGTTTATTAGGAACAAGTCCTTACGCATAGAGGTTTAAATGAGTGATGAATATTTAGGTAAATCTGGTGAGCAAACCAGTTATGAATCAGTTGTAAGACAGAATGAAAACCAAGTGGTTTCCAGTTTTACTATTGACGCAACTAATAATGGTATGTCTGCTGGTCCTGTTACTATTGAAACAACTGCTACTGTTACTGTTAATGGTTATTGGAGTATCGTATGACAAGTCAATTAAATGTAGATACCATTGTAGATAAAGCAGGTAGTGGTGGCACGAATGTTAAGGTAGCTAATACATCTACTTATGTATCTGATGGTGGTAATGTTACACAGAATACTGTGCAAGGGTTGGCAAAGGGTTGGATGAATTTTGACCAAGATACACCTACTATTGATGACAGTTTAAATATAGCTAGTGTAACTGACCATAGTGCAGGACAGTTTAGTCCTCAGTACACTAATTCTTTTGGCAATGTTAACTATGCTTGTTCTGGTATGACTAATAATACAATTTTTATATGTTTAGAAGATGGTAATAGTGAAACTACAGAGACAACAACATCTGATACTAAAATGCACGCTATGCAACATGGTGGAAGTGTATTTGATTGTGAACAGACAATGGTAATTTGGCATGGAGACTTAGCATAATGGCAAGTGAACTTAAAGTAGATAAATTTACAGGTGTAACCACAGCAGGTTCTATACTTGTTACAGG